TTAATATTATATTATTATCAAAATTTTCATTTATTTTATCAATTTTATGAGAAATATTGTTTAAAAAATCTAAATCAATAGAATTTTTTAAATCTTTTAAATCTTTAAAATTTTCCTGTTTTTTTTTTAATACTATTATATAATAAATTATAATAAATATTATTAATAACAATAATAAATAAATATAATTTATATTATTCATTTCTTAATATATATTCAGAAAACAAATTAATTTTTTAATATTTTATTTATATAATTTATATTTATTCTGGGTAATTCGGGACAACATTCCCATAAATGATTTTTTAAATAAGTATGTNTTTTATATTTATCAGGAAACATATGATATAATCCTAAATTAATATCTTCTGTGTATTTTTTAATAGAACATTTTAATAGATTATTACTTGATTTAGGTAAGACAATTAACAATTGTGCATCATTACTTATAAAAGAACCTTTATTGATAATATTAGGAGGAGGATTTCCATTACAATGATTTGAAATATCCTTTATTATTGGTGGAAAATTATAAGGATAATACCATGTATGATCGATAATATTATATTTATAATAATAATATGTCCAATAAATACCTTTAATATAATTTTCACATGCTTGAAATATGATAGAAGAATCAATATATATATTAGTATTAAATTTATTATTATAATAAATATATTTCCATTTTTTAAAATCAGAATATATATCGATAGCAATAGTATCTTTATGTTTTATAGCATAAAAATCACTTTCATATTTTGTATTATAATTTTTTTTATTAATATAATTTTCAGTCATTTTATATAAATCATTATCTTCATTAAAAGATAATCTACAGAATATTTCTGTCAAACATTTATGATTAATATTATTATTTATTACTAATAAACCATATAATTTAATAGAATTTTTTGTATGCGATAATAAATCATCTAACCCATTATTTTTAAGATTTAAAGTTAATAAATGTGGAATAAAATCGTTTCCTAGTAAAGAACACATTACACAATATGTTTCAATTAGATCAATTGAACTATTCGAATAATCATCGGTATAAATTGTAGGATCTAAATCCCATTTTATAATTAAATCATTAATAATCGCATTTCTAAGTGCATTTATATTTACATATGTATAATCCAATGTTTCATTTTCTTGTTTTTCTCTCATTAAATATATATTTTTTTTATGTGATATTAATGACAATATTATTAGATCAGCATCTAAACCATGTATTAATATTGATTTATTATTTTCTAAATTTTTAATTATTTTAAATATTTTATGTTCTCCTTCCCCACATATATTACTACCACTATAATAATAATTAATATTTAAATCAGTATTATATCTTGTCTTATTTGAAATATAAGTATTTAATTTATTCATAAATTCTGTACCAGGTGTAATTGCATTTGTATCCCAAATAATTTCTTCTTTATCGATTTTTTTTTTATAAGAAGAAAGATATCGTCTTTTTCTTTGCTGTATTATTTTTGCAAATGGTGCTATTCCATCTACACAAATATGTATATTTTCGGGTTTATATTTATCACCATATTGAAGTACTTTTAACCATAATTTATTCAATATATTTTCATCATTTAATTCTTGTAATGCAATAGGATGTATTATTCCATTAAAATCAAAACAAAATGTATCTACTTTTATATCAATTGAATTATTTAATATATTATTATATTTTTTAGTTAATACGTAAAAATAATAAGGAATGCCCATAATTTAGATAATATATATTTGATTTGATTTATATTTATATCATTTAATCATTTTTTTTATTATGTTTTTTATAGATAGATACAAATTATAATATGGCCACCAATCCTCTTATGAAAGTTATTGTCGGTTCCACCCAATCTAAATATGCCGCTTGGGCAATAGCTCTTACTATTTTAGTATTATGCATTTCTGTTTTAGTCATGCAAACAGATGTTCCTATTGGAAAAAGATTATTAGGAGTGTTATTTATGATATTAATTACAGTTCCCGGTGTAGTATTATCACTTATTGAATTAACATGTTTAGTTACAGGTGGTTCATGGAAAACTAATTGGTGGTGTTGGTTATTAGCATGGGTAATAGCTATAATTGTTATAGTTTGGTGTTTTGTTATTATAGCAACCACTTTTAATTCTATATTTACATACAGTTCCGCAACTAAAAAAATAAAAGAAAGTTCCGTGTCTGCATCTGAAGAAGAAGCGAATGATTTTGCTGAAAATATATTAGATAATGCTGGATCTCTTTCTAATCAAGAAAGTCAATTTGATGAAGAAATGAATCAAGAATTAGATCAAGAATTAGATCAAGAATTTGATCAAGAATTTGATCAAGAATTAGATCAAGATTTAGACAATGAAGTTTTCCAAAATTCATTAGAAAATAACGGAGATACATTAGAAGGTTTTTCAACTTGTGGGGAGCGAAAGAAAGAAGAATTTTCAAATTGTGGGGGCGGTCATAAAGACAGTGATGTCAAAGCTCATTTCGCTAATCATATTAGTAAAAATTTAGAGCATTTTAAAAATAGAAGATTAAGACGTAAAAATTAAGTTTTAATTGATTAAATTATTTTTTTAAGATTTAAGAAAAATAATATATATATTAACAATGAATGAAGAAAAGTAACGATAACAATAAAAGTAATAACTATATAAGACCCCAGACGTGTAGAAATTGTGGTATTAACGGACATTTATATAAGGATTGTATACATCCAGTTATGAGTTTTGGAATTATATGTTATAAAATTGAAAATAATATAATTAAATATTTAATGGTTCAAAGAAAAGATAGTTTGGCATTTATGGAATTTGTTAGAGGTAAATATGATATTTCTGTTATATCATATATTAATGATTTGATTTCTCAGATGACAACTAGTGAAAAAAATTTATTATCTAATAATGATTTTGATGCAATATGGAATTATGCATGGTGTCAATCAAATACAAATATAAAACATACATCAGAATACAGTGAATCAAAAAAAAAATATAATCATTTATATAATAATAATATTTTAAATAATCTTTTAAAAGAATTAGTTAACAATAATAATCATCAAGAATGGGGATTTCCAAAAGGTCGCAGGAAATTAAAAGAATCAAATATAGATTGTGCTATAAGAGAATTCTGTGAAGAAACAAGAATATCAAAATTAGATATTGATATTAAAAAAAAGTTAGAATCTTTTGAAGAAATATTTTATGGAAGTAATAATATTTTATATAAACATGTATATTATATTGGTAAAATTAATAAAAACGTAAAATTAGTAATTGATTTAAATTGTATTGAACAAGTTAGAGAAATTAGAGCATTGGAATGGAATACATATGATGAAGTATTAAATAAAATAAAGAAAAAAAATATAGAAAGAATAGAAATATTTAAATTAACTGATAAATTATTGAGAGAGAGTGAAGCAAATAATATTAAAAAATAATTACAAAATATAGAGTATGGGAGATAGAGATAAATCATTTACAAAAGAAGAAAATGATAAATGTACTGAAAAAAAAAAAGAAGAATGTGAAAAAAAAGGAAAGGTATGTAATCCGTTGAAAGGGACATGTATTGATAAAGATGGTATAACATATAAGAATTATTTAAAAACATTAAAAAAAAACAAAACATCATTAAAAGACGAAATAGTAAAATCTAAAACGCCATCAAAAGAAGAAATAGAAAAACCAAAAATATCCCCAACAGAAGAAATACAAAAAAATAAAAATGAAAATGATGAATATATTATAAAGTTGAAAAAAGAAAGACAAGAATATATTCAAACGATACATGATGAGATTTTATTAGATGAAGAAATAGAAGAACTTAAAAAAAAAATAAATTCAATTACAAAAAAAATAAATAATGCTATAAAGACTCCTGAAAATATTCCTGTAATCAGTCCTAAAATCAGTCCTAAAATCAGTCCTAAAATCAGTCCTAAAATCATTCCTAAAATCAGTCCTAAAATCAGTCCTAAAATCAGTTCTAAAATCAGTTCTAAAATCAGTCCTAAAATCAGTCCTAAAATCAGTCCTAAAATCAGTCCTAAAATTAGTCCTAAAATTAAATCAAATCCTTCACAATCGGAATCAGAATCGGATTTATATTATCCAGATATTGATGATCCTGAATTTGTAAATAAATTAAATAATTTATATGAATTTAGAATTCATAAAGTTAAAAAATTTAATAAAATAGATAAAAATGAATTTCATAATAATACTATTAAAATGTGTGGTGAATTTGAAAAAACATACTATCAACATTTAATTAGTCATTATATATCAATACGAACACCTTATAATAGTTGTTTATTATATCATGGTGTAGGTGTTGGTAAAACATGTTCTGCTGTAACATTATCAGAAAATTTATTATTATCACATTCACAGTATGATGATCCCAAAATATGGGTAATTATGCCAAGTGCATTAAGAACAAGTTTTAAAGAACAAATATTTAGTTTGGCAAATTTCGATGATTATAAGATATTAACGAATCAATGTACTGGAGATACTTATATAAAAATGACACAATTATTAAAAAATACAGAAAAAGATAAAGCATTATTAAAAATAAAAAAATTTATTAATTCAAGATATAGATTATTTACATATGATGAATTTGCTAAAATGATTGAAAATTCTGATGAAATAATTGAAGATAAAGTGATAATTATAGATGAAGCGCATAATATTAGAAATAGTTCAAAAAATGAAGATAAAAGAATATATGTAGCGGTAACGAAAGCATTAGAAAATGGTATTAATAATAAATTAATATTATTATCAGCAACACCCATGTATAATGAACCATCAGATATTTTAGATTTATTGTATCTATTTTTATTAAATGACAAAAGAGAAGATTTATTAAAAAAATTAAAAGCACCATTTTCTGATTTATTTGATAATCAAAATAATATTAAAAAGGATATGCATGAAATAATTGAAAAACTATCAAATAATTATATATCATATTTACGTGGTAAAAACCCATTTACATTTGCAATTAAATTAACAGCGGAAGATAATGGATATAATGTATTAGATAAAATATTACCAAAAGATCCAAGTGGTAATCCAATTCCAGCAAGTGATAATAAATGGTTAGAACGTTTAGAAGATGGTATTACATTATCGGATTTAAGTGATAATCAAAAAAAATTATTAGATACAAAAAGGGAATTAAATGAAAATAATGTTTTAGCAAATTTACAACCAATGAATATAGTGTATGATGATAAAACGGGATCAAATGGTTTTTCTAATTTTTTTAATAGATTAGAAACATCAGGTTCATTAAAAGTAAAATATAGATCAAAATATTTAAATGCTTTATATCCAGATAAAGAGAATTTAGGTAAATATTCTGGAAAATTTTTAACAATATCTAATTTTATTAAAAAAGCGAAAGGTATTGTAATAATATATTCACGTTTTGTTGAAGGAGGAATACTACCATTGGCTCTTATTTTAGAACATATGGGTTTTATAAGAGAAGGTGAAAAAAATATTTTAGATAAACCTAAAATTATTTCTGATCCACCTAAATCAAATTTAGGACTTTCGCCAAAATATTGTATAATGACATCCCATTCAGAAAATAATAATGTAATGGGTAGTTCATCCATAGATAAATTATTACCAATTATTAATAATAAAAAAAATATAAATGGTGAATTACTTAAAGTAATTTTAATGACACCTGTTGCAAGTGAAGGATTAAGTTTTTTTAATGCAAGAGAAATGCATATAGTAGAACCATGGTATCATTTTAATAAAACAAAACAAATTATAGGGAGAGGGATACGTAATTGTAGACATAATAGTTTACCTTTAGAAGAAAGAAATATGACTATTATAACACATGCGAGTTTTAATGATTATAATAACGAAACAGCAGATATACATGCATATAGAATATCATCAAAAAAATTAGATCAAAGTAATAAGATTGAAAAAATAATAAGAGATAATGCATTAGATTGTTATTTAATGAAAAATATGAATTATTTTCCAAAACACATTTTTAATTTTGATATAAATTTAATATCATCACAAAATAAAATTATTAAATATAATTATGGTGATAATATATATTATGAACCAAAATGTAAATATATCAATAAAAAAATAAATAAAATAGGTTTTAGAAAAGAAACATATAAACATTTGATTTTTAATATAAAAAAAATCATTAAAAATTTAATTTTAAATAAATTACATAATGGTGAAAGATTTTTAAAAATAGAAGAAATAATTGAATTTTCTAAATTGGATATTAATATTATTTATGAAGCTATTAAAAGTTCAATATATCCAAATATATTATTAGAAAATTATATATTATTATTACATAATAATGGTATTCATATAGTAGATATAATTAATAAAAATCCAACAAAATTAAGAATAATATATGATAAAAATAAAGATTTAGAAAATAAAATAGAAGAAAAAAATAATATAATTCCTGAAAATTTTATAATTGATTTAAGCGATGATACAAATAATAATTTATACAATACTATTTATATATATTTGTCATTTGATTCAATATTATATAATAAATTTGTAAATTATATAATAAAAACTAATTATAATTTATTAAAGAATGAAGAAAAATATATTGCTAATTGTTTTTTTTTACAAGGAGCATTAATACATAAAAAAGAATTAAAATTATATAATAATGATTCAAATATTGAATATATAGGTTATTTTAATATATTTGATATTAATTCTGATATTAATTTATATAATTTCCAAGCGAATAGATTTAAATCCTTATCTATAAAAGACAAAGAATATAATAGTATAATTCATAATAGAAAAGAAATATCTACTATTACGAATAATATAAGTTATGGAATTATTATGCCTAAAATTAATAAAGATAAGAGTATTAATAATTTTAAAATTATTAATACTGGTGATAGTGATGTTAAAAAAACAGGTATTGTATGTGATACATTGTTAAAACCAGCACTTGATATTATTACTAATGACTATAATATTAATTTTACGGGAAAAAAAAAGAAAACAAAAATAGAAATGTGTAAAATTATAGCTCAAAATATGTTAAAAGTTAATAGATTAATTTTATATCCATTATATAAACCAATTATATAATTTTTAAATATTTATTATACTATATAATTTTTAAATATTTATTATACTATATAATTTTAATTCTTTATTAAATAAAATCTCTTTTTTTAAATAAATTATTTTTTTATCTAATAAAAATGATATATATAATACTAATGATATATTCCATTTATTATTTACAATACCTGAAACAATTTCAGCGGTTTTTTTTACACCAAATATTTTAATATATTTTTTATTTTCTAATACTTTTATTATTTTACTTTTAATATAATTATTTGTGTCATCCGATATCATTAAATTTAATTCATTACATAATAATTCTAATGGTAATATTTTTTTTTTTAAAGTTTTTTTAGAAACAATTTCATTTTTATTTTCAGATTTTTGATGAATTTTAATTTCTAATTTATTATCATTCATATATTGATTTTCATTTTCTAAATTTTTTAATTCATCAGCTTTTTTTAATTCATCAACTTTTTTTAATTCTTCAGCTTTTTTTAATTCTTCAGCTTTTTTTAATTCTTCAGTTTTTTTTAATTCATCAGCTTTTTTTAATTCTTCAGCTTTTTTTAATTCTTCTAAATTATCTAATTCATCTAATTTAATATATTGAGTATATTTATTATATAAAATATCATTATCCAATTGCCAAAGTAATTTATTATTATTAGATTTTATTTTGCTAATATATTCAATTAAATCAATATAATTTGTTTCTGTCATTATTAATTATAATAATATTATCTATAAATCATTTTTTATTAAAAAATCTTCATGAGATAATAAATTACAAGTATTGCTTATTATTGGATATTTTTTTAAAAATTTTTTTTTAAAACAATAAAATTTCATACTAGATGAAATTTTTACAACTTTCGTTTGTATTATTTGATTTTCTACATTTTTTTCATCAAAAATATTTTCATCAAAATTTTCTTCAAGATCATTTTTATATTTTTTTTTATTTAAATTTTCATTATACATATTTTTCATTAATTCATATTTTGATATTTCTTTATGTGATTTAATACAAAAATTAATATAATCATTTATTTGATTAAGTATGTAACTATCTAACCAATTTAAATTAACAAAAACTCCATTATTATTTTTAGTATATGTACTATTATTTTTATATAAAATTTTAAATATTTCATATAATTCATTTTGAGATAAATTTATAATATTTGATTGAATATTACTACATATATTTAATTTTGATTCTATATTATTATTTTCATTTATTATAGTATTATTTATCTCTTTTTTCTTTTCTTTTCTTTTTATAGGCATTATATGTAGTACTATATAATTATTATCTTAAATAAAATTATTTATCATCCTCGAATAAATTATCTATATCATCCAAATTTTCAATATCATCATCATCATCTAATATACTTTCATCATCATCATCATCATCCTCATCTTTTTTATCATCATCATCGTCATCATCATCATCTTCTTCTTCCTCATCATCATCTTCATGTTCTTCTTCATCTATTATATTTCCATCAATATCTTCAAATACATCAGTCTCACTAGTTTCACCATCATTATCGTCGTCATCTTCGTCATATATTTTATTTTTAATATCTTCATTTTTAGATTTTATTACTTTACCAATAATTGATATATATTTATCATATAAAACAAATTTTTTACCACATACTTCAACTAAAATATCATCACCTATATTAACTTGATCTAAATCTATTTCTGATTTTATACCAGCAGATATTTTTGGAATAATTACTTCTAATACTGGATCTTCATTATAAAATCCCTGTGCCAATAATCCCATAGTATTTTTATTTTTTACCTTACATTTAGCAATAGAACCAATTACAGGATTACATATATCGGCGGTACAATTTACTTCATATAACAAATTACCATTAAAATGTTGTCGGATTATACTTCCAATAGATCTCTTAATAATTTTAATACTATTTTTTTTAATATATCCATGTTTAGTACATATACCTTCTAAATCAGTTTTTAATTTTTTAATAAATAAATCTTCATAATCATTATTTATATCAGATGGTTTAATATTAATATTTGTTGTAAATTTAATAGGTGTAAATAATTCTGTTGACATTATTAAGTTCTTCTATATTAATAATAAATATCATTTTTTTTATATATAATAGTAATATAGTAAATTATTATTAAAATATAAAATGAAAAA